TTTTTTGTTTATCGTCCACTATCTCTCGGTTTGCGCACCTTAGTAGTAAACGTGCCACCTGTTGGTGACTTGCACTGCTGAGTCGTAACCCACCAGAAATCTGTTGACGCCAAGTTGTAGCATGTCATCATAGTTGCTGCCCATCGGACACGAAACTGGCAGAGCGCCAACCCCAGTCAGCCATTCATTGAAGTCTTGGCCTGGCTGGCGAGCGTGAGCCCCCAATAGCATGGCTGCGCACTCAAGATCGTGCTGCGACAGCACGGCGCGCAGATGACCCATCATTGGGTGCACTGAGCTGGCTACGCGCGCCTCGGGTCGCAGTTGAGCGTCCGTGACGGCGACGGGCTGACAGTGCACTGGCACCAACGCCCACTTGGTCGTTTTGGTTTCGAAACCGGTAATCAGCCCTTTGCGATAACTCGCGTTCCTGAAGCCGTCACGCACGCGTCGCAGCCCGTCCTCATCAGTCACACGCAGCGCGTCAGCGGCCACCGTTTTGATATACGCGTCGGTGGCAAATGACGGTGCAGACGGCGGGGTGGGTTCGCTTTGCACTTCAGTCGAAGCGCGCACCAAAGGTATGGCTCGAAAAGTCGGCACCACTGGTGACCCGTTCACGCTGGCGCTGTTGGCGCATATCATCCGAGCGTCTTGCTCGCGTATGTTGGCTTGCTTGGCCAAACTGACTGAACACAAGTCTGCAACGGCTCCAGCGTCCATGCACCGGTTGCTTATCGTCCAGCAGTAGCGCGAGAACACGGACAGAATGTCGCTCCCTGACAGCTTCAACTCATTCAGCCACGACCCGCTGACGAAAGTCGATATGGACCTGCACACGTAGCCGAACGAAGCCTGCGGTCCAATCGAGTGTCTGAGGAACTCCGAACACTCGCCCCACGACTGCTTGCCAGGGTTAAAGGTGCTCTTGCTCGCAAGGGCCTTGTCAATAACAGTTCTTGCGTCTGCGTCCGTCTCCACCCCGAGCGTGACGTCGTCACCAGCATGCAGACGGCCCGTCAAGAGGTGCACTGCGTCACCCAACGCCAAGTCGATATAGACGAAGTTGAGGATCGTGTTGATGAAAGTGGTCATGCGCCGGCCAGTCAACAGCCCGTATTTCACGCGCACTGTCTCGCCCATCCTGGCTAGCCACTGGTTGTTCTGTGCTGCAATGAACCACTCCCGTATATCAGTCGGCACGCCTAGAAAGTCACACAACGCTGCTGTCAGTTCAGTTTGCGAGCGCAGGCTGTGCTGTTGCTCGAATCTGGTGAAGTCGAGGTTCACGCGGCGCTTGCCGCGCATGGTCCGTACTCGTAATACTTCGTCTAGCTTGCTGCTCAATCCGGGCGACAACAGCACACTCTCGGACTCCCAATGGCGCTCCACCACTTTCATGAGATAATCTTCGTTCAAATACGACGCTGTGTCACCAGCCTTCAATGGACGCTTGGCTGGGTTGTCGTCTTTCTGCGAAAACGAAGCGTAGATGCCTGGCACTGTCGTGAACAGAATATTGGCTTCCGTTGCTTCCAGGAAGGCCATTCTGTTGCGTTCGATGCCGTGCTGCACGTCTGGCAAGCCGCTGTTAGGCGGGGCGTGGTGCGCGCCGTTGACACAAAGAATGAGCCGGCGCGCCCAGTAGTCATCCTTCGTCGGGAAGAAAGTGTGATAGCGGTTGTTTGGTGCCGTGAAAGCGATCGCCGGCATGGACTTTCGGCACAGCGCGAACACTGCGTCGTACACCACGCCTGGAGCAAAGCGTACGTCGTCACCAGGAGGTGATGGTTCGTGTGACATGTCGGCGAATTCCTTATCAACATTGAAAGGGATGGAGCCGCGCCCGTGTAGGCAGTTTATCTCGGCGAACAGAGCGAAATCTTCGCTCAGGCATGGGCCGAGTTGCTTGACTAAGTTGGAAAAGCACTTGCTAGTTTCGACGTCGAT